GCCCATCTGGAAGTCTCCACCAGAAACGTTTGACACAAACTTCAAGCGAATCTCTCGGCGTTGCTCTCTTAGGTCGACTTTAGTCGTTCCAGGCTCAAATGTATATGGGCCGGTCGTGTAGTCAGGAGCCTGAGCGTATGGTCGGCCAGTGACATAAACCTCCATCTGGCCAGACTGAATAAAGTCAGGCTCGATGCGTTCTAAGTGCAACCAACGGTTTTCACCAACCGGTGATGGCTGAGATGGGCCGCCCGCCACCCAGCCAAGATCACTGGTTTCAACATAAGACTCGATTGCGTTGCTGAATGTAAATTTAACCTCATCGGTTCCGGTCTCATGTTGCCATAGAGAAACGAAGTTCATCAAAGTTTCGACCGTAATCTCAAAATCTACACCCACACCATCCAAACTAGCAGATAGCTTGTCGTTGACTGCATAGCCATAGCCTCGGTCATTGATGACTGCCGATATAGCGGAGCCGCCCACAACAACAACGGTGGCTGTGGCGCCTTGACCGCTACCGCCACTGAGCGAAACATAAGGATAGGTGTCGTCAGCGTAACCGGTTCCGGCATCACTCAGGGTTATCTGGTTAACGCCGCCTGCATAGTTAATATCCCAACCAGCATTGATTGGAAAGCGGAAGACCTGGGAGAAGTACCCGGCGGTTCGGCGAGCGCCCAGGGCAGTACCGGCGTCGTACCAAACGTTTTCACGGACGTTATAGATAATGGCGTCGTTGCATTCCTCTGAGTTTCCGCGTGGATAAAACCACCAGATCTCACCAAACCGAGGAACTTTGGTTGCGTAGACCTTTTGCCGCTGAGAATAGTTTAGGTTATCAAAGAACCAGTTTTGGTTCATTGAGTTGGGGATCTCTTTGACCACGCCGTTGTACAGCATGAATCGGTCAACGCCGCACCAATAGTAGATGCCGTCGTACTCAATGACAGACTGGCCAGAAAGGATGGATGTCTGAGACGAGATGATGTCGTAGCGCCAGAAACTGGGCTGGGCAAAGTTACCGGTTCCAGCAACGCCCAAAGATGTTGGCGCATAAGACACGCGCACAAGGCTGTCTAAGCTCCAGAACAGGCCAGCAGGAGAGTTTGAACCGCCTCGAACGGGCAACCCCTGAATGATCTTTCCAGTGGCCACGTTGACCGCGTTAGCGTCAGATGAGACCCAGTCGTTAAAGTCACCAGCCGAGCAGTTGCGGATCAGCCCGTCGTTGCCGTAAACAAAGACGTAAGGGTGTAGCGACACTACGCCGCCAGACACCGAAACCTCGTTGTCAAAAATGACGGGGACGTTGGTGTAGCTTGCCGTAGCGTTCTGGTCGATAACTAGGTCGGTCAAAGATACAGAAACCACGCGGGCGCCAGCGGGGATGCCCGGTCCGCGGATCAATTGCCCAGCGCCAATTCTAATATTTCCAGTAGCCAAGGTAATGTTTGGCGATGCACTGGTAATGATTGCCGCCACGCCCTCGAAGACACCAATAATTGACATGGTGTCGCTATCGAACCGAGACGCTATGACCCGGGTATTGACGCTGTCATCGATACTGTTTAAGTCTTGAGCGGGGTGGGCGAGCAGGTAGTTAAAGCCGGAGCCAGACGAGTCCGTAAACGTATCAAATTGCCACAAATTGTCTTCAGACGGGACAAAGCACGAAACGGTTGAGGTGACCAGGAGATAAAAGCCCGAGCCACCGCCTCCGCCGAGATTGGCATCAGATACCGTTAACTGGTCATTTTGAAGGTAGGAACAACCGCCAGCCAGGATCGTAACAGCAGTCACAATACCGCCAGCTACGGTGACATCGGCCACTCCAGCGTAGCCTTCTCCAGTGGTCACATACTCAAGCGGAACGCCTGTATAAGTTCCGTTTGTATAACCAGAGCCGCCATTGACAATGTTGATCGTCGTTATGGCGCCCCCAAATCTAATGTCAGTAATGCCGGCGCCTACGCCATTATTGTTAACCGGGACGTACTGAATGCCGTCAGAGTACCCGTTGTAAACGTTACTGTATTGACCACGAGGAACCACAAAGATGCCCCGTGAGGGGCCAGCAAGGTATTCGGTGATCTGTTTGTATCCGCCAATTTTGCGGGGTCGTCCGCGCTGAAAACGCGCCCATCTGCTATCAGTGTAGAACTCGCGGTCAAAAACCGTTCCATCCCGCTGAACGCCGGGCTTTGTATCAAGCGCAAAGACCTTCTTTGTCATTAGAACGCCCCACCAGACATGCCGCCAGTAAAGTTTCCAGTTCCGGTAACGTTAATGCCGGTTGATTCCACGTCAAGTATCAAATTACTTAAAACCGATACCCCAAGTCGACCGGCACCTGGGCGATAAACACCCGTATCTGTCTCGGTGGCAAAGTTCAGCGAAGGAGACGAGGCAGAGCCATTTAACAGGCTCAGTGATGTAGCGCCAGCTTGGGTTGTGTTGGCGTTGTAGAAGTTCGTTCCATCGCAGATCAGGGTGGCTTGACCGGATGCCGGAACTGTTGCAGAAGCCGATCCGCCAATGCCCGTCGTGACAGTTAACGAGTAACCGCCAGCCGAAGTCTGGTTTGAGATCACATACAAGTTAACAACCGGTGGATAAGTGACCGTTACGTTAGCCGATAGGGTTCCCGTGTAGAACTGAATGATGTTCGATGCTTCACTTGCGGTAAGCGTATAGGCACCAGCGCTAACAGACTTAGTCAGAACGCCGAACTCAAATTCAGTGCTACGACCATAGCCAACGGTCACATAGCTCGTGCCGGTTGAAACAATGATTGCCGCCTCTCCAGGCGCGAACGATTTGGAGATCGAGTTATCAATGCTCTGGCCGCTGGAGGTGTTAAGCAATACGGTGCCGGTGCCGTTATTTTTGAATAAGGTAAACCAGTTGTCGCCTGTTGTCTGAGCCAAGGGCAACGTAGCAGTCGTCGCGCCGCCAGACCAAATATATGTCTGCGCCCTGTCAGTAGAGGCAAAGGTGTAGCCAGCGATCAGGGACTGTGATGGGTGACTTTGGTTTAACGTTGCGCCGGAAGCCAGTAAGCCGTAGCCAGCAAGCGTTGCGGCATCCGCTGAGGATGTTCCTGCGCCAAACTCAATATTGCCCCAGGTGCCAGACTCGTTGGCGTTGGTTTGGATGTAAATGTACTTCGCCTCACCGGCGGCAATAGAGATGATCGTCGCATCTCCGTTGTATGTGGTGACGGTAAATGTGTTTGCGCCAATGTTTCGGATCAGCGCGTCAGCACCAACTGAAGCCTGATTTGCCGGCGGCATATAGAGAGAAAGCCCCGCGGAGGAGGCTGTAACGTCCATAATCCGAGCGGCGTAGTCGTTTGTGGCGTTACCGTTGATTGGCCACTCAAGCTGAGTATTGGCCGCAAGGGTGACCGCCCGATACGATACATCGGTTGGCTGAATAACTGTTCCAGTAAACGGACTGTTGTAGCTCATTTTTTATCCTTAACTATCTACGGCGACCGCCTGGCGATCAGCCACCCTAAGCTTATCCTCAGCAACCAGGAGATTCATGGACTGCTGATAAAGCGACTGCCACAGTTGAACTCTTTCGTCATTCTTCAAGAACGGCATAGCTTGCAACAAGGTGCCGTACAAAAGCGCCTGGGGAGCGTAGGCTGTAAACCAATTGGTTTGATTAGAGGAATCTAGTGGCTGTAGGCGCTCGTAGTAAAGCACCTCAAAATTGTAGTTAGTGCCGGGAGTCGGCGCGACCATCCAGTGGGTGTAGTCGTAGTCGCAGTAGAACTTGGGGACCGCTTCAGCCGCAGGATCTGGCCAATATTCACGCAGATACTCATACCGACGCATCAAAACAGGGTAGCGTTTGCCGGCTACCGTAATGTTCATGGAAACCGTTTTGTGCCAGCGAGCAGGCTTGTCGATGACGTTTTGACCCGCGGTCATTGTGCTGGTGTTTACAGTCAGGTTGCCAAGGAACTTGATCTGCGAAGCAATTGTCTGCTCCGCCAGCATGATGAATAAGGGGATCTTTTCAATGGTAGCCGTATCAGAGCGCTCAAGATAGCTCTGCACGTTTTCCACCAGACTGTCATAAGTCATGACGGAGGCTGTAGTCATTTAAAATTACCCCTTATAAGCAACACACGCAACAAACTCTACAAGGCTCTACGCGACGAGTCCAGGTAAATACACCGTCTTACCATCCCTCTTCGTAGCAGTAAGCACCTGCTTCTTGTTGTCCGCAGGGTTATAACTAACATGCACCCACCCTGAATCGGGGACTCCGGGGGTATAGAACTCGAGGATCGCCTGGCGATACTCCAAGTTATCCACAATCCACTGCGCCAGGTCTGCGTTTGCAACACCAGGAATCTCGATGTCCGCGGCCATCCCCTTGCAGTGATCCGAAGTCTTCGATCCACCAACCTTGGCGTTTACATCGGGGTGGCGAAAGCCTGAATTGACCTTGACACCCATCCCAAAATGGTCACGCACTCGTTGGAGCACATTTTCGCACAGGGCGGTCATGTTGGCAATCTCTTCTTCACCTGGGGTATTGTCCATATCCAGGCGTAAGGCCGTATCGCTCTTGGTCATCTCCGCCTGGCTGAAGTTCTTCGTTAGTTGCATTTCCGCTTTCCTTTAATAACACCTGGATACAAGTCACGTCATACGCCATGACGGTCTTGTCGTCCCTCATCCTAATAACTGCCTTTCGGTTAACTTCCTCGCACTCTTGAAGATAACGTTCAACATAGGCTTGCTGGAATGAGCACTCACCGCTCACCAGGCACACAAAGGCGACTGGTGTCCATAACACTACTTCTTACCCTTCATGTCGATGATTTTCTCCAGGGTACGTCCACCGAAGTAGAACGACATGATGAGCATGCCCCACTGCCCAAGAAGCTCGACGTAGGCAGGATTCGCATCCTTTCCGAATGCGGACATCATGGCGAACGTGAAATAGCCCACCAGGATCGCCACAAGCGTCATGGGGCGGATATTTTTAGACAACCATGAGTCACTAGCCATGTCGGCTTTTAAGCGGTATGTGAGGTTGTTTTGCTCGGTCTCGTACAGCTTGGTGTCGTTCGCCATCTTGGCTAATTCACCATCCTGCGCGAGCTTGGTTAATTCAAGTTGGGCCTTAGCCTTAGCTTCGGGGTCTGGGATCAGTTTGTCGACCAGCTTGCCGCCGATCTCGAGTAGTCCGGCTAGAGGTAGCATTACTTGTCCTCCTTACAGCTTACGGGCCCTTGCGGGTCTCTTGCAGGCGGCGTGCGATCCACTTGATTGCGTTGTGTTCCGACCATGATTCCACTAAGCGCTCCGACCAGGAACGTAGCGATTGGGTTAATGAGTTTAAAAAATTCTGCATCATTAGGAGCCTGACCAACCATAGGTTGAGTTACAAAAACCAGGGAGTACAGCACGACTCCCACAATACCCACCAGGGTGAGTGCCATGGTGACACCAACTACGAAGCGTAGCCATTCATCTAGACTTGGTTTCATTTATGTGTCTCCACAAGGTAGTCGGTACAAGTGCCGTCGGCTACGCACTCAGGAGGAGTGCATTCGGCTTTAGTTTGATTCGCGGGATCTTGGCACGGGTAGCGGTAAGCGTCAGAGCAACCAGAAATAATTGCGAGCACCAGGACAAGAAAAACTATGCCGATGGTGGCCGTCATCCCGTAGGTATCCGCCTGCCCCTGATCGAGACCTGATTCGTACCCCTCTTTCCAAGCCCGCATAGCAAGCGGATTGTTTTTGTACTCATCGGGGCAATACATCAGCGTCCTCCGTTTTGTTTCCACTCGATAGCAGTAGCGATACCGGGCGCGAAGCCTTTAACCATTCCAATAAGATCATCCATTTTTTGCTCCGTTAACATTTATGTAGCAAGC